CTTGGTATCATTGAAGGCAGCGTTAAGAACAGACTGCCAGTTGGTAGCGGCCGGTGAGCTACCGCCAATGGTCGAGTCTATGTTATCGCCGTTAGAGATTGCGAGCATCGTCTTGATGCGGTTAGTACCAAGCCAATCATTGCAGGTGGTTCCATCAGTATCCCACACTGCGAAGTCGTCGATGTTGCAGCTGAAGTCATCACTGCCTCCCGCCCCAAAAGCTCCATAGTTTACGTAGGCGGGAACCGAGGCGTTTTGGTTAGCGGTAACCTCATCGATAACATGGATCACCGTCTTCCCATTAAGACGAATTTCACACTCCCCGCCGGAGTCAGCGATGATCGCATGACACTCAAACCAATTCCAGGAGTAGTTGTCAAAGAGATCGGGGTCAGAGTGAGCAAGCTCTACGAAGCTCCAGTTTCTCATAGCACCAGCATCGGTACCACGATAGAGGACCACCTGACCAGCGGGAGCCATACGGACCATGAGGTGACAGCCGCTTGACACACCTTCACCGACACCGATCTGGGGCCCACAGCCTGCGAGCGCCGAACTGTTGCGGTACATTGCTCCTGCCCAGAATACCTCAGTGGACTCGGCGTAGGGCTCAAAGAACTTGCCCCCGCCATTACTGCCTGCACCATTGTTGATGCTGGGAGCAACGGAGGCCCCATAGCCGAAACGAGTAAGGCTGGTGCTGAAACCCCCGCTATAATTGGACAGTGTCCAACCACCCTGAGGAAGTAGGGTTCCCCCACTCCCCCCAGAAAGGTAGTCAAAGCCATCGATGATCCGCATTGTCATGGTATTTTAAGGCTCCCGTTCCGGACTTCATTCATAAACCACTTGCGGAGAGTCCTGCCGTCCTTTCGGAGAAGTGTCTCAAGGCTAGCGTCCATGTTGGTATGACTGGGCTGATAGTTGAAGGTCGGCGATGCAGAGTTGGTCGTGTTGCTGCTCCGCACAGAGGATCCCGCGGCAGCTGCAGACCCGATCATGCCCGAGCTGCTGCGCGCGGTCAACGCAGCACGAAGAGGAACGGCGAACTTTTCGGGAAGCACCATTTCCTTCTTGTGCAGCATTGACAGCTGGCCGTCCATCGGAACTTCGCCTTGACCGCCACGGGCGGAAATCAGCGCAGCGAACCCGAGCACCGCAGCGAGAGCGGCAGCAGCGGCGACAGGCGCAGCAACTGGACCGATGAACGGGATGACCACGGTCGAGGAGAACGCGCCTGCCGCAGACGTTGCAGCTCGAGTTCCGATTTCCGTTACACCCGCAGCAGCGCCGACAGCTGTCTGAGTTGTAGCACCCGCAACAGCGGCGGTTGTCTTGATAGTTTCTGCGGCAACAGCACCCGCGGTCGTAGCAGCCTGGACGGTTGCCTCGGTAGCACCCTTCGCGACAACGGCAACGCCCTGTGCAGTCTGACCCGCGACCACCGCTCCCGTCTGCGCGGCCTGACCCGCAACGGTTGTAGCTGTGCGAGCAGTCTCCTGTGCTTGAGTGACCGCAGTCATCCCAAGCTGACGCATGATCCAGTCTTCCAGCATCTTGAAGCCGGCATCCGCAAGCTTGAAGACCATTTGGTCAGCCATATTGATGAAGGCTTGCTGGAAGGTGATCGACCGAGTCCACAGTCCCTGGAATGCCGAACCGAGAGACTGGGTCATCGTCTGTGCAACGTCCCTCCACTTCTGGAGAGAGATGCTTGCGGACTGCATCTGCGTCTGGGCTACGTTCCGGGCATACTGACCCTGAAGAAGGCCCATGCGATTAAGGTGCTCAGCCTCAAGCTGCTCGAGCTGAGCATTGAGCTGCAGCCGTTGTTCCACAGGGAGGTTCTGCAGGGCGAGCTGGGCCCGGATAGCTTCCATGCGAAGATTGTAGATACGGCTCTCGTGAGCTACTTCCTGCTGATACTCCTGATCGAGTATCTGAGCTTTCTGCAGCAATGCCTCTTCTTCGCTGATTAGACCGTTCGAGGCTGCGAAGTCAGTGACATCGCTTCCCATCCCTCGAGCGTTCTCTTGCAGCTGAGCCTCGGCGTCCGCAGCAGCAGTTGCCAACTCGAGACGCTGATTGATACCCTCGCGCTGCTGACGAAGTTCCTCCTGCTGCTGACGGCGCTGGATCGTAAGCTTCTCACGCTCGGCGCGGATAACCTCTTGCGAGGCCTCGCCGTAGTAAGTGCGGAGTGCTTCGATCTTACGGTCCTGCAGCTCGAGGATCACCGCATAGTTGTTCTCCGCCTGCTGCTGCTCGAACTGAAGACCCTCGATGTAGGCATCCAGCTGGTCATTCTGCTGGGCTCGGTCGAAGGCACCCGTGCTTGCACCCGTTGGACGACCAACAAGTGAGGCCGGAGCCTCGATGTGCATATGGTTGGTATGCTGCTCGCTGGCAGTACCCGTGACTCGGGGAATGAGAGCTCCCGGGCCATTTCCGCCGGCCTCATAGACACGACCATTCCACAAGACCCGATAGCCTCGGGCCTGGTAAGAACGAGCAATTGTGTCGAAGCGAGCGGCCGTACCAGGACTGGACGCCTCGTTGCCCGCCATACCGGGAACATTGATGTCTATGGCATACTTACCGTGGGCTTCTCTACCCATACCGGGATGGTTACCAACCCTCCCACCGTTAAATTGGAAATTCTCACTTACCCCCAGACCTTGGCCCTGCAGTTCCCTGCCGGCCATGCCGATTGCCTGTTCCCGACTGCGGAAAATCTGGACGCCTTCACCATAGGCATTGTTGGTCCTACGGGCAGCGGCAGTAAGAGCCTCCTCTTCTCGGGTTCGCCGACGCATCGCTGCCTCGAGGCCCGCCTGCAGACGACCCTGAGCTTCTTCCAGACGAACCCTATCCCGCACAGGATGAAGGTTCCGAGTCTGAGCTTCATATATCCGCTGAAGACGAGTCTCCTCATCCTCATAGCGGTTAATGACTGCCTGATGCTCGTCAACTGCGGCCTCCGCTCGGCCTCGGATAGTCCGGATCTCAACCTGCTGCTGAGTCTGACGAGCAAGGTTGTATGCGGTCGTTGCGGCCTTCAAGGTAGACTGTGCAGCCTTCAGCCGAGCCTCCGCCATGGCGAGAGCACCTCGAGCAGCTTCGCCCGCATGACCCATGCTTGCAGTCTGAGCAGCACGAGCTGCTGCATCATACGCAGCCTGAGCCTGAGTAACCGCAGTCCTAGCCTCATTGAGGCGTTGCTCAGTATTCGCTGCACCGATGCCCGCCCGTTGACGATCAAGCTCAAGAGCTTCGCGGTTATTGGTGTTCGCCTGTTCCTGTTCGCGGTTGAAGTCCTGTAGCGCCTTGGTCAGGTCTTCCAGAGTTGCCTTGCGAACCCGCTCAGCGTCGATCAGGTCAAGGGTAACCTTCTCCGCTTCTTTGGTCTTGCCCATCATCAAGCCGATGAGCATGGTAAAGCCGATGATCGCAGCACCCCAGGGGCCGGCCATGAAGGAAGCAACGCGACCCACAGTGCCGCCCATCATGGAAAGCGCGGCAGCAGTCTGACCGCCCTGCTGAGCAAGGATTACCAGCGGGTGAATACCCGAGGCGAGCGATGCGGTAACGTCCTGGGCCTGGTAACCCATCTGGACGTAGACGGAATTCATTCGGCCCATCGAACGGACGTTGACGTCCATCTGAGCCTTCGCCTGCTGCTGGATACGAGTCCATTCACCCGTAGCCAACTTGTTCTGCATCAGCAGAGCAGTCGCACGAGCCATAACCTCGTTGTAGCGAGTCTGAGCGGCAAAGGCCGGATCGATGGACGCACGAAGCTCCGCCGCAGCGGCAGAAGCCGAACGCTCAGCCTTTGCTTGCTGTTCGATTGCACGGGCAGCCTCACGAGCGGAGGCAGCGGCAGCCATGTCAGCCTGCTTCTTCTCGCGGGCCGCAGCAACGGCAGCCTGAGCAGCGGAACGAGCTGCCTGCTTCTCCTGTTCCCTCGCTGCCTTGACTTCATTCGCCGCCTGCTGTGCGAGAGCACCTTGCTGCGAAGCAAGCTGACGCTCCATAGCGATGACGCGGTCACGGGTCTCGGCCGCAAGCGCTGCTCGCCTCTGTGCGGTACCTTCCGCGACACGGGCTATCTGAACGGAAGAGGCGCTGGCTGCTCGAGCTGCTGCGTCTTCAGCTTCCTTGGTAAGACGAGTAATCTTCTGCATCGCCCGAGCAATGTCATTCTCGAGCTGTCGGATAGAACGGCTGGAGTCCACAGATCCGGGTGCGACTGCGCCGACTGCACGAGCGGAAACGGGGCGAGCATTCCGAGCGGCATCGACCGCAGCCTGACGCGCAAGCTGAGCGGCCAAGCGAATTGCCTGACGTTCCTGAGCCTCGAGGGCGGCCTTCGCGGCACGTTCCTTGCGGGCCTGGTTGATCTTTTCCTGCGTAGCAAGTCGAGCGGCCTGGATCTCTTCCTGCGACTGACGACGAGCAGCTGCTGCAAGACTTGCACGGTTCTGACGCTCCGCATCCGCCGCAGCCCGATTAGCGGCAGACATCTTCGTCATCGACGCTATCTGCTGATCGAGAGCAGCCTTCGCCGCCCTCGAACCCGCAGCATACTCTTGCTGACTGATCTTCCCAGCATCCAACAGTCTCTTGTTGTCTGCAAGAGCCTTGTTGTATTTCTCGGTGGCGGCAAAGGTGGGATCGATAGACGCTTTCAAACGACGAAGCGCGGCATCCATTTCCTTCTGTTCTTTGGTAACAGAATTCAGGGCTGTCCGCGTCCGCTTCGCACCCGACTCCGCCTGGGTCGGATTAACGCCTATATTGATATTGATGTTGTTGTCTTCAGCCATCAGTTAATCATCCCACCAGGGCCAGCAAGTTTAAGCAGCTCGTTCAAGTCGTCGCCCTTGTGTCCTCCCCGAGCGGGTTTACCAGACGACTTCTTTTTCTTACCGATCAGTCCCATGTAGGCGGAAACAGCGATATAGGCCGGTACTCCGTTTTCCTCCCACCAATCAACCATGGCGTTATACTTGCGGAGAGACCAGTTCTTTCTTACGCCGTTCCAGCTTCCTCCTTCGCATCCAGCGGCAACGAGCTCTGCGATGAAGCGGGAGCAGTCTCCGGTGAAGGGATCGGCGTCTCCTCCGCCGGAGCTTGAGCTTCCCCCGCTTCGGCATCCGTCAGCCCGGCCTCCGTGGTGATCTGATCCACACAGAGGCGGACATTGCTGATCTCGCTGGACTTGAGCTTGCGCTTGAGGAAGGTGACCACCCGATCAAAGAGCTGATAGGCATTCAAGTCTTCATCCTCGGTGATGTCGAACTTGGTCCGATCAAATCCGTGCTCGGACTCAATCAGGCCTGCGGCAATAACCGAGATACAGGCAGAGGGACCCCGCATGGGATCCTGAGTAACCATCGCTTCCTCGATGTATGGCCAAGCCAGTTCGAGTGCAATGAAGTTCAGTTCTGGGATGACGTATTCAACGCCCCCGATTTTCACTTGTGCCATTTGGTTGTCCCTCCATTAGGCGTTGCAGAGTTGTAGGCGGAGACACCCGAAAGCATCCCCGCCCACAGTTCGGTTAGGCGCCACCGCCGGTGATGGACGTGGTCGTGACCCGCGCAACCCGGTTGGTCGCGTCGGCCATCGACTGCCCGGACAGTTCGGCGATCAGGTAGTCGTCCTGCTTCAGCGGGAGCGACAGCTTCTCGCAGACGTTGCTGTAAAGGATCAGCGTGAACGTCTTGCTGTCGTAGATCTGCGACAGCACCAACTGGAACTTCGGCGTCGATCCCATGAGCTGGTTCGTGATCTCCAGCGAACCGCCCGTCGAGGCCGACTCGTAGAGATAGTTGAACAGCATGGCCGTCGAAGCCTGCGCCACGTTGAAGGTGTAGACACCCGCAGAGGACACAGAGTACTGGCCGGCAGCCGGACTCGAAGCAACCTGCGTCAGAGCAGCGCCGGTCGTGGCGTTGTAGACACCCAGGTCCATGACGAAGTCGGCGCCATGGGCCACGGTCACCGTATAGGTGGACATGGCCGGGACGGTACCCGTCTCGTTCTGCACCTGGATCAGCTCGTCGCCCGTTTCCACCGTCTGGCCGAAGAAGAGCGTGTTGAAGGCGGCCACGTCGATGTTGCCCGACGCTGCCTTCCACTCGATCTTCGTCTTGCCGCGGGCGGTGTCCAGCGCAAACTGGTACTGGCCGAACAGCTGCTTGATGTCTCCGTTGAAGTCCACCGATACGTCCTGCAACGCACCGAAACGAAGGGGGGCACCACCTCCCACGGGCGTCGCAAAGAGCTGCCCGGTGCCAAAGACGTATTGACTCATCTTAAAGCTCCTTGTGTTACTTACTCAACCCAATCGAGAAGGTTCCCGACTTTCACAAGGGCGAATGCCCTCGGGCCCGTGAAACTCATTATGGCACCAATACTTTAATGGGAATGACCAGCATTCCTTGATCGTCAATGTCACCGGGGTCCTTGAATATCCGCCCGCTAATGAAGCAGTGGTGTACCAGGCCGCCCAGTGTATTTCTCTTGTCGTGGAAACCCGGGTCAGCGGGCTTCGGGGCAAGGGCCTCGCGGACCCCGCCAATGATGAGATTGTTCTCGACCGCGCCGAGGGCATTCTTGTCCTTACCCACACACTGGTAGATAATCCAATTTGCCATCAGAGTCGTCTTGTAAGGCATGCCGGTGATCTGCGCCTCTTCCGACGCCCACTCAGCCTGATAACACGCCGGCTGGAGCTCCCCGGGGACATCGCTGAACAACTTGACGCGGCGCGACACAGTGACGAACCGGCGAGCATCCGGATCATCGCCCACGCGCTCCCAGCGCACTTCGGTCATGAGCTGTGCCAGGGTGTAGAAGATCAGTTCCTCGTCTATCATCGTCCGCGCCTCATGTTTTCCCGGATACCCTGCACCACGGCATTCTTGATGCCACGACTCAGTTCGGGACCCATCTCGCGATAGGCGTCCTTCATGAAGTGCTTTGCGGGGATCTGTCCACCGGGATGGAATACTCGAGTGGCAAACACCTTGTCACCGGTGGCAGCGATGAATGCCAGGACCTTGCCGTTCTTGGGCAGGATCATGTGGGGCTGAGTGACGGCACCCTTTTCTTGGGCGGCGGCATATGGAACACCAGCGATGAAGACACGACCCTCGATCCGAAGACCTTCTTGCGTGACTTCCATGTCCAGGCCCGCAAGCAGTTTACCCGTTACCGAGTTAAGGCGGGCTACGATATTGTCTTCCACCTTGTCCTTGAGCTTCTCGGTCCAGGACTCCACCTTTGCTAGCAGAATAGCCCGAACGGTGTCGGGCATGAACTCGAGATTTCTCGTGAGAGTCCTATCTCCGATTATCTCTGTGGAGATGAAGTCCTCTGACATCAGATGGGAACCACATTGTTGTAAAGCTGCAGTGATCCCCGGATGGAGTCGTTCATATCCTTCTGCGAGAAGGTTACGGTCTCTTGACCACCCAGCGTCTTGGACAGAACGCCGATACGATCTTTCCGCTTATACCATTCGCCGATCAGTTCGGTTACCGCAAAGGACACTGCCCAGGGTGTGTAGTCATAAGACATGACCGCCGTCTTTCCGACATCGGCGGAGTTGAAGGAATAGGTGCCCCACTCATCGACGGCGTATTGGCCGGCTGTCGGAGTTCCCGCAGCAGACAAGGTGGCAGCGACGCCATCGATAGTAACTCCAAGGTCAGCAGACCAACACCCATCAGTGTTCGGAGTGAGGACTGCATAAGTCTCTCCACTCGCCACCGCTGGGATGATCGAGCTTTGAGACGTTCGGAAGCCCGCTGTGTAGACCACCTGAGAAGGTGACCCGATCACGTAGGCGTAGCCGAACAGCTCGAGAGACTGCGGGGCGTTGCGGGGATCACTGACCATGTAGCCCGATCCGGGAAGACCGTTGACGGGAGCACTGGCAGCGGGAATAGATGCACCTCCGATACCCACAGAGGTGATGGAGATAATCGGCCAATTCCTCAGCAGCATGGAGGACTTGCCGTTGCCTCGAAAGTTCTGGGTGTAAGACTGCGCCTGGAAGCTGTCTCGATTGAGCCATCCCAAGACGAACTGAGAGGCTGCATCAATAATGCGGATAAGCGAGTCATCAGCGCCATCCGTGGTGATGTCCAGCCATTCCTTTACGGCGGCAAGAGTAGTCAGCCTCTCAGTCATCGGTTCAGCCTTCCTGGCTCTCAGCGTAAGCTTCCTTCGCCAGGCGAATGAGCTTCTTGGTCTTCATCGAGTCATCGGCTTCACCGCCGTGCTCTTCGATGTAGGCGATGAGGGCATCATCGTCCATGCTGTCCCACACAGGCTCGCCGGCGGGTGCATCGGTCTCGATGAAGCCATGACGACGGAGCGTGGGCAGATGACCTGGGTTCTTGACTTCGATCACTCCGCTCGCGGGAATGTCGTACTCATTTCCCTGGATGGTTGCGGAGGTGGTGCCCTTCGGCGCCTTCATGTAGGTGATATCCATTTCACTTGTCCCTTCGGCGCATTGAGAAGAAGTAAAGGCGGAGGAGTCTGCGCGAACCCCTCCGCCCCACCTTCGAGGCGACCCGAAGGTTACCCGATGTTGGCAATCACGCCCATGGCGGGCGGGAAGTAGTGCTGGAGCACCTCATCCGCATAGACGCCGTACTCGTACTTGCGGGTGACCAGCGGCCACTCGATCTGGTAGTACTCCTGACGAGTGCGGATCTGCATCACGTTGCCCACGCCGGACACAGGGTAGGGGATCGAGTTCGAGGTGAACAGGATCATGCCCTGCGGCATATTCGGGTGGATACGGATCTTCACCACGTTGGCGCCGGCCATGGAGAAGCGGTTCAGGTAAGTGGCGACCATGACGCCCCCGACCATCATCCCCTGCTCCATGTTGACCACGATGCGGTAAGCACCGTTCGCGTTGCCCTGCAGGATCTTCTGCGAGATGGACAGTGCGAGGTCAGAGCTGATCCAGATGGTGTCCGGAGTCAGCTTGTAGTTGTCCCAGAAGGACTTCAGCGCCGCGTCGATCTGCACGATCCCGCCTGCACCATCGGCCGTCAGCGCAACGCCGTCGAGCGAGGTGTAATACGACCCGGATCCCGACCGCATCGCCTGGGTCAGGAGACCGTCGAAGACGAGGTTGTTCATCGAGTTGTCCGAGGACAGGCCCGTTGCAGTAACGAGCTGAGTGCCCGCAGCCGCACCGGTGATCGTGTAGGTATTGACCGTGGTGATCGCACCCAGCGTACCGTTCGATGCCGACGAGCCCCAGAACCATGCGTAGGCAACCGCGCCGCGAACTTCGGCAACGGTGCAGACGATGGAGTTGGTGGTGCCCGACGAGATGGTCGCGGTAGCGTCGGCAGAGATCGCAGCCGAACCGCCGCCGAAGGTGTCCGTCGAGCCATCCGCATTGGTGCGGGTGACTTCGGTGGGGACGCCGCCTGCAACGGAAGCATTGATGTAGCCTTCGAGGGTCAGAGCCACGCAGTTGACGTACTGGGTTGCCGACAGCGTACCACCCGTCGAGGACACCGAAGCCGACGGAGTCGGAGTGGTGCCGAGAGCGAGCGTTCCGTTGCCACCGAGGATCAGGATTTCCTCGGCGAGCATCAGCGCCTGCAGACCGACCTTGGCAGCGAGAGCACGAATGTCCTCGAAGCCCTGACCGGCATACTGGGCTTCGAAGTTCACGTTGTCTTCGATGCCGATGCCCTTGTAGGCTGCCGCGTAGTCAGCGGTGGTGACCGCCATGACCGCGCCGCGATTGCCCTGGCTGACGCCAACGCGGATCCCCGACGTATTGATGCCGGTGACCGCCTTCCAGTTCGCCTGGATACCGCCCTTGCCCGACACGCGCGGGATCTCGTTCCGCAACGGGGTGAGCACAGGGTAGAGCATCTTGGCGCCGGGCTCGAGGTCGTAGTAGGTCAGACCGGTCGTCGCCGAGCCAGACTGAGCAAACGTGGACTTCATCAGCACCGCGGGCAGGTTGCTGTTTTCGGCCGTCAGCTGTGCGGACGACGCGAGGGCCTTCATCAGGGCATCCATGGATGCGCCCGCAACGAGGCCATTTTCTTGCACGGTATTCATAACTTCCTCACTTTCGATTGTGCAGTTTGGGTTACAGGAACCTTACCGTCCCCGGCAAGGGCATTAGAAGGCTTCCGTCCCCGGTCGCCTCGTTGCTCCGTTAGTTCCCCCGGGGCATGACCGAATTGATCGGTCGCTGCTGGGAGGCCTTGATAAGTTCGAGCGCAAGACCGTCGGGGCCGTGAGTCTTGAGCATTTCGGTCAGCACCTCAACCTTCTCCTCGTGAGTGTTGGCCGACTTCCCGAAGAAAGTGCCGTCACCCGGACGAAGGGCAAGGTTCGCCGGATTGGGAGCGCGAGGCATCGGGGTGTCCTCGATGGTCTGCACCCGCTTCGCGAGTTCCTCCACCTTCTCCACCGCTTCACCAGCGACCTTCTTCAGCTGTGCGTTCTCCGCCTCGAGGTCGTCGAAGCGCTTCTGCATCGGCGGCGAGAGAACCTCGTCATCCGTTGCTTCGAGTTCCGCGCCGACGAAGCCCACAGACTTGGCGAGCTTCTCGATGTTCTCGACTGCCTCGTCCTTGAGCGGCTCGACCACTTCGATCATTTCCACCACGTGCTTGGCCAGGTCGTTGCCTTCGCCGGCTGCACGATAGTAGTAATCGTAGGCGCACCGCGGAGACAGATCGGTGTCAAGCCCGGCGACCAACTCGGCCACCTGGTTCTGGGCATAAGACATGAAGCTGTCACCGAAGGATCCCAGCTGAGTCTGCAGGGTCTTCCAGACCGCGTTGTCCGAGCCATCTTCTTCGAGAACGCCTTCGGCCTTGATCGTTCGGGCGAGACCCGCCACATCGCCGAGCATATTGGCGAAGCGGCTGACGGTATACATTCCCTTCTCGAGCTTCGGCGAACCGTCCTGCTCACGGGGCAGCTCGAGTTCGAGAACGGCCTTGTGCAGATCCTCGACACGATCCAGCGAGAAGATCGATACTTCCACAGGGTCGGCAGCGGGAGACATCGCCTTGTCCAGACGAGCCTTCAGCTTCTCGGCCTCGGACAGCTCGACCGGCTCGCTCTTCGCAAGCAGATCGTTCTCGTGAGCTTCAGCATCAGCCTTCTTCTCGAAGAAAGTGCCATCGCTGGTCGTCCAACCCTGCTTCACGCCGGCGGGGGTGACCTTCTTGGCGGCATCATCGGCGTCATTGTCGGCTTCCGAGTCTTCAGCTCCCTCGTCTGCCTCGCCTTCTGCTTTGGCTTTCTTCTTGCCGGCGGCTTCTGCATCATCATCGTCCTCCGTCTTGCTCGCCTTCACGAGGTCAAGACGAGCGGCTTCGATGTGGTCCTGCCAGGTCGATCCGTCACCGGCGGCCTTGGCGAGTTCACCGGCACGGGCAGCAACTTCCTGCGCGGTCGGCTCGGCGGCGGGAACAGTCTTCGAGACATCATTGACGCCCGGATCCTGGTCTTCCTGCTGCTCGTCTTCCTCGTCGGGATCGGCAGCCTTGGTGAAACCAGGCCATTGGTCTTCATCATGCTCGACCTTGAAGGCAACCGCCTCTTCAGCGCCGTCCGCCTTGAACAGCGAGAACGTGGCCGAAGGCACACAGGGATTGTCGACCAGGCTGACCTCGTTCGGGACAGCGGTGAACTTCTTG